GGCACGACCACGCTCAACCCGAGCCTGTTCACAAATACCAACACCATATACTCGCCATCGCTCACGATTGGCACGAGCACGCTTGTCCAGAATGCGCGCCTCGATAACGTAAATAGCTTCTACTCGGCTGAACTCAGCAGTGCGGTTCAGCTGTCGCCCCCGCTCACAACCAATACGAATAGCTTCTACAGCGCGGTCCTTACCGTTACGCAAGTAGTCGAGCCCAGCCTCTACACCAACGACAACAGCTTCTACACTGCCTCGATAACGGTCGGTGCGGTTACGCTGACGCAGAACACGCGGTTCAACAATACGAACATTTTCTACGGGTCCGCGCTAACCCCGACGAACGAGCTGTCGCCCCCGCTGGTAACCAACACCAATGCTTTCTATGCGCTGGTCATATCGGCAACCAGCGAGCTGGTCCTGACCCGCTACAACAATACCAATACCTTCTACACCCAGACGCTGACGGCGACTTACACGCTCAGCCCGGCGCTGTTTACCAATACCAACACGATCTACATTCCGGTCGTCGCCAAGGAGCAGGTGCTCACCCAGACGGCGCGGCTGGATAATATCAATATAATCTATGGCCCTGAGGTCGCCTCACAGCTGTTGCCGCCACTGGTGCTTGGTGGGGATATATTCTTTCAGACCCTGCTGCGTCAGGGACAGCCCATACCCAACTGGACCCCCGACGCGGGGGCTAGTGCTAATGCTTTCGATGACATGGCTCCGCCACCTGCACCCAACTGGACATCGCAGTCTCAGGCGGGGGGCAACAACTTCACACCTTCTGGAAATACAGTGACACCCACCTACGACTTCACACTTACGTGAATACGTGGTAGCGTAGGGGCAAGAGGAATACGTAATGGCAAACACTTCCGGTACTACGACCTTCAACCTGAACCTCAACGAGATCGTCGAGGAGGCTTTCGAGCGCTGTGGCGCTGAGCTTCGCACCGGTTATGACCTGCGCACCGCGCGGCGCAGCCTCAATCTGTTGACTATGGAATGGGCTAACCGGGGTATCAACCTATGGACTATTCAGGAGGGCACAATCCCTCTCGTCGCAGGGCAAGCAGAGTACGGCATGCCGGTAGACACAATCGACATCCTCGATCATGTAGTGCGGACACAGACCGGTCAGGGTCAGACCGACATCAACATCTCACGCATCAGCGTGGACACCTACGCCACAATCCCGAACAAAAATGCGGAGGGTCGTCCGATCCAGCTGTGGTTCCAGCGCCTATCGGGACAGGATGTAGGGAACGATATTGTCCAGTATCCGACGATCACGGTATGGCCGGTGCCTGAGCAGAGCAACTATTACACGCTGGTTGTGTGGAGGCTTCGCCGCATTCAAGATGCCGGGACTGGCGTGAATATACAGGACATACCGTTCCGCTTCCTCCCCTGCTTGGTGGCAGGGCTCGCCTACCACTTGTCGATGAAGCTGCCCAACGCCCTCGACCGCTCAGCTGTGCTCAAGGCGCAGTATGAAGAGCTGTGGCAGCAGGCTGCCGACGAGGACCGCGAGAAAGCTCCATTGCGCATCGCCCCGCGCCAGATGTTCTTCTAAGGGGGTGAGCTGTGCCTAACCGCTTCGCTTCTGGTAAATGGGCAATCAGCCAGTGCGACCGCTGCGGCTTTCGGTATAAGCTCAAGCAGCTCAAATCGCTCGTCATCAAGACCAAGAACGTCAACATTCTTGTGTGCCCCACTTGCTGGGAGCCTGACCAGCCACAGCTTCAGCTGGGGATGTACCCCGTTGATGATCCGCAGGCTCTGCGCAACCCACGTCCGGATACCACATACCTACAATCCGGGTTGAACGTGAACAATAACCCGAGCGAGGGTAGCCGCATAATTCAGTGGGGATGGAACCCTGTTGGGCTAACTAATCCTTTGGGTTTATTCGGGCTACCAAATACGCTATTAGGCAGAGGTCAAGTAGGTAGTGTAACAGTGCAGACGGAGAATTGACGATGGACAAGAAGGATATCAAACAGGCTGTGCACAAGCACGAGAAAGCTATGCACCCGGGCAAGAAGCTGACGAAGATGGCTAAGGGCGGCAAGACCAACGCGCAGATGAAGGCGCTCGGTCGCAATCGCGCTAAGATTGCCAACCAGAAAAAGGCTAGCTGATATGCACACCTATCGCAAACCGAAGCCCGTCCCCGTACAGGACAATAACGGCTACCCAAACAATATCGCCAATACCCAGACGCAGAAGACCCGGGGCACCGGTGCTGCTACCAAAGGTACCGGGCACAGCTCGAAGATGGGATAATCCTTGAACTACGCAGAGCTCTTTGAGACGGTTAAGGGGTACGTAGAAAACGACTTCCCCAACACTAGCTGGACCGACTCTGCCGGTACCGGCACGGTGACGTTTACGTCTACCGAGCAGCTGAACACGTTCATACAGGAAGCCGAGCAGCGTATTTTTAATGCTGTAGAGCTGCTCGTAGCTCGTGGTGTTACCTCTGGTACGCTGACCAGCAATAACCGGTTTCTGGCAACCCCTGCCGACTGGCTGTCCACTTTCTCTCTGGCTATAGTGGTGAGTGGCAATTACGAGTATCTGCTGAACAAGGATGTGGAGTTTATCCGCGAAGCGTTCCCCAGCGCTACCTACACCGCTGCGCCGGAATATTACGCAATGGTAGACAACACGCAGTTTATCCTCGGTCCGACACCGAACTCGGCCTACACCTACGAGCTGCAATACTACCGCTACCCAGAGTCCATCGTGACTGCAGGAACCTCGTGGCTCGGAGACAACTTTGACAGCGTGCTGCTTTACGGTACGCTGCTAGAGGCATATACCTTTATGAAGGGTGAGCCCGACGTAATTGCGGAATACCAGAAGCGCTACGATGCCGCGATGGTTTCGCTCAAGCGGTTGGGTGAAGGCAAGGATCGTCAGGATACCTACCGCACGCCGCAAGCCCGCTTCCCGGTCTCGTAAGGAGGATATATGTTCGATCCTATTGCCGGAAATGTTGGTACGGTCTCAGTGCACACCACGCAGCATCGTGGTGCCACGCCTGAGGAGCTCGCGGAACGCGCGCTCGATAAGATCATCTATGTCGGCGCAGACGCCCATCCTCATATCCGTGAGCAGGCAGAAGCCTTCAAGGACTCCATCCGGCACGTTCTTATATTCTACATGCACGAAGCAGTGCGGGGGCATAAGACCACGTTGGCTAACAAACTACGGGACGCGGGTATGGTCGATATCATCCCGATCCTAGACGCATAAGGAACAGAAAAGTGCCGATCACGCAGGCTCTATGCACCTCGTTTAAAGCAGAAATTCTGCTGGCCGTTCACGACTTCCGGGTATCTGGTGGCGACACTTTCAAGCTGGCGCTCTACAATTCGTCGGCAAGCATCGACGCCAACACCACTGCTTACACGGCTTCGAACGAAGCTACGGGCACCAATTACACCGCAGGTGGCGCAGCGCTCACCCGGCTGGGTGTGGTCACATCGAACAATAATAGCTCGGTCGGCACGGGGTTCACCGACTTTGCGGACCTGACCTTTAGCAATGTGTCGGTCACGGCGCGCGGCGCGCTCATCTATAACTCCACGCCTTCGGCAAACTCCAACGCCAACACCACCCTCGTGAACGCAGCTGTCTGCGTGCTGGACTTCGGAGCGGACAAGAGCGTCACAAACGGGGATTTCACCATTGTGTTCCCGACCGCCACTAACACCACTGCAATCATAAGGATCGCGTGATGAGCATTACCTTAGGTTCTCGATCTCTTTCTCGGCTTGAGGGTGTACACCCCGATCTGGTGCGCGTCGTCAAGCGCGCCGCTGCCATGTCCGATCTCGACTTCACCGTGTTGGAGGGCCTGCGCACCGAAGCGCGGCAGAAACAGTTGATGCAGCAAGGCGCGACCAAGACGCTGAACTCTCGCCACTTGACCGGGCACGCTGTCGATCTGGCCCCTATGCTGAATGGGCAGGTATCATGGGATTGGCCACTCTACCACCGGCTGGCTAAGACTGTGAAGTCCGCTGCCGAGCTTGAGAAAGTTCCGCTCCAGTGGGGCGGTGACTGGCGCACCTTCAAAGATGGTCCGCATTGGGAGCTTCCATGGAAGCAGTATCCGAAAGGAAAATGACATGAACAAAGAAGAACTCTACGGCGTAGCACGCACGGTCCTGTCAGCCCTCGGGGGCTTTCTGGCTGGTAAAGGGTATATCGACTCTGAGACCGCAGTTGCACTCGCAGGTGCAGGTGCAACGGTCGTTGCCGCTTTCTGGTCGGTAAAATCCAAGCGCGCGGCCAAGGCCGACTGATACAACGGTACGGGTAGACACCGACGTAAGGAAAAGACATGCCGAGTACATATAGCAATATCAAAATTCAGCTGATGGCCACTGGTGAGAATAACACCACATGGGGCAACGTCACGAACATCAACCTTGGGACTGCTCTTGAGGAAGCTATTGTTGGCTCGGCAGATGTCACCTTCGCCAGTGCCAATGTCACCCTTACGCTTACGGATACCAACGCTTCGCAGACTGCGCGTCACATGCGCTTGCGCTGCACCGGGGTCACCGGTGGGTCTACCCGTAACCTTGTCGTACCATCCATCGAGAAGCCCTACATCGTACAGAATGATTGCTCTGATAGTATCCTCGTCAAGACCGCTGCGGGCACCGGTATCACGGTCCCGGCTGGCAAGACCATGTGGGTCTACAGCGATGGTACGAATGTAGTTAACACGACCACTCACCTGTCGTCGCTTACCTTGGGTACTGACCTAGCCGTCGCTGACGGCGGCACCGGTGCCTCGACCTTCACTGCCAATGGCGTCCTGCTCGGTAACGGCACTTCTGCTATACAGGTCACTGCCGTTGGCGCGACTGGTCAGGTTCTCGTAGGCAACACAGGCGCGGCTCCATCATGGACTGCCCTTTCTGGGATTGGCGTCACCTCGCTCAGCTTCGGCTCTACCGGCCTCACGCCCGCCACGGCTACCACTGGCGCTATCACTGTTGCCGGTACGCTTGGTGTTGCTAATGGCGGCACGGGCACGGCCACCGCCTTCACCGCTGGTTCCGTTGTGTTCGCAGGCGCTTCGGGCGTGTATTCTCAGGACAATGCTAACTTCTTCTGGGACGACACCAACAACCGTCTTGGGATTGGTACGGCTACGCCTACGGCGAAGCTATCTGTTGCTGGTAACCAAATCAATACTGTCGCTGACGAAATTTATGCCGTCGCTCTTAAATCTACCAGTGGAAGTTTGAAGCTCTCTCCTTATCGGGCAGCGCACGGCGGTAGCATCCTTATATCTTTCAATGCCGATGAAAGTGTATACGCACCGTTTACCGCCAGCGCCGCGTATATTCGGCTGCAAACCGACGGCACAGAACGCATGCGTATCACCACTGCGGGTAATGTTGGGATTGGTACGAGCGCGCCGGATGTCACTCTCCACGTACAAAGCAGCACGGGTCAGGCGCGTGTCCAAAATACCACTTCTGGCACTGCGCTAATCGGCTTCCGTAATTCTACAACTACCGATGTTCCGTGGGTTGGCACGGGCGGCGACGACATCCGCATTACCACCCAGTCTGCTGAGCGCATGCGCATCACCAGTGGTGGTAATATCGGGATTGGCTCTAATAACCCCGCAACTTGGCGGATGTATGTCAGCCAAGCGGGATCAGACCTGTTAAACCTGTACAATAGCACCGGCACCGGCGTTCAGCTTACCATGGCTGACCAAGGCTGGCAGGGTGGCGTAAACATGACCAACGGCAACCTGATTTTTCAGTCAGGTGGCACAACCGAACGCATGCGCATCGACGCAACCGGCAATGTCGGGATCGGGACGACTAGCCCCGCAGCAAAGTTGCAAGTCGATAACGGCGATATAATTATTAACAAACCCACCCTTGGGAATACGAGCTTTTCTTACGACGGCTCAACTGCGGCAATAACCGTTAACTCTAGTTCCGCCCCGCTAACCCTAGGCACCTTTTCTGCCGAACGCATGCGGATCACCAGTGCGGGTGACGTCGGGATCGGAACTGTTTCGCCGGGGGCGAAGTTAGATGTTCGCGGGATTGGCCAGTTCCTTAGCGGCGCTACTGGCTCGTTTAACTTTATCGACGTTGGCCGTGCCACACCAGAAGCGCGTGTGGCGGTTGCAGCATCATCGGGTGATTTTGTAGCTGGCACCGCAGCGGGTGACGCGATCTTCTATAACCCCAATTCAGCAAACGCTTGGTTTGGAGTTGCTGGCGCTGGAGCGGCGGTCTTTACCACCAATAGCACTGAGCGCATGCGCATTAATACATCCGGCTTTGTTGGGATTGGTACGACTAATCCACTTTCGCGGTTGGTTGTATCGAATGGCAGCAACGAGAACATGGAGTTTACGTCGGGCAGCGTATCGCTGAACGGTGGGGTCATTGAGTATATCAACCGAGGGGCTTTCCCGACCACCAGACCCGACCTTAACTATTA